GATTTGCAGCCTGCGCTTCCAATAAAAAGGTTTGTCGTAATCTAGAATGTGCTTGATCTAGAGATGCTGCTACTGTTGTTGCTTCAATTTGCTCTGATGTCATATATTGGGTTTGATTACCAAGCACTTTAGACTGTCCACCAAGATTCATAAATCCTTTTCGCAACGTGACAAATAGTTTAATAATATTTGCTACTCCATTTGCAATTAAACCAAATGTCATTAACATTGCAGGACCGATAAGACCAACAACACCAATAAATTTTACAATTCCACTTTTTGCTCCATCACTAAGTCCATTAAATTTTTCAAGTATTTTGCCAATAAACTCTACAATTGGAGTTACGGCTTTTAAAAATTGTTCTCCAATTGGAGCAAGTGTTACTTTAAGATCTTCCATTGTTTTCTTAAATTTTGTACCAGTTGCATCTTCTACTTTTTTAAGTTCTCGTTCAGATAAAATAGCAAGTTCTTCAATTGAATTTGATGCTAAATTAAGAGTTCTTGATGCCTGTGTTCCGTCTTTTGTAATGTTTTGAAATAATGTTGAAAGCCTTGAAAATTGAAATTTTCCAAATAATTGCTCAATTGCTCTTGCTCTATTTAAAGGATCAAGTGTATCCAATGCTTGTGCAAATTGAATAACGGTTGATTTAATATCTCCCTTGTTTGATTCAACTATTGCTTTAATATTAACACCAAAGTCTGCTAAAAATGCAGATGCTTTTTTGCTTGGATTAATTAATGATGCAAGGCCAGACTTTAAAGCGTTTGCTCCTTCAGATGCATTAATTCCGCCCTCTTTCATAGCAGTCATAAAGAAAGCAAGATCTTCTACATCTCCACCTAATTGTCTGATAACTGGAGCAGCCTTTGGAATTGCAATTGTTAAATCTTCAATGTTTAATACTGTTTGGTTTTCTACAGCGTTAAGAAAATCAATTTTTCCTCTTAATTCATCTGCAGCAATTCCAAAAGCATTTGTTAGTGATATTGTTGTCTCTAATGCTTGTTGCTGCTCAACTCCTCCAAGAACTGCAAGCCTTGTTGCTTCTTTAACTTGAGCAATTAAGTCTGCTCCCATTTTTCCTGTTGCTGCTGCATCTGCTGCAATTTCCATTGTTTTTTCAACAGCAACTCCATACTTAGTAAATTGTTTTGCTAATAACTCAACTTCTTTTAATGCTTTAGCGGTTTCATCACTAGTTGTAAACATCTCTCCATAAACACGTTTAAACCTAATTGCTTGTTTTTCTAATGCCATAAATGTTTTACCTGCAGAAACTGCCAACATACTAAGTGGAATCGTAAAACCAACCATAAGTTGGCGACCAGCCCACTGTGTATTTTTACCAAAATTAAGAAGGTTGGTAGATCCTTGTTTTAATAATTGATTTAATAGTTGTTGTTTTTGTGCTGCAAGAGCAGTTTTAGTAGCAAGGTTGTCCATATCTAATGCAAGTGGTCTAATTGCTATTGATCTAATTGCACCATTTGCATCTCTACCCATTTTAATATATTGGGTTTGCATTGTTTTAACACGTTCTTCAGCAACTTTTCCAATAGTTTCAAACTCTGTTTTAAATAATTTTCCAAAAGATTTAGTTGCCCCGCCAGCATATCTAAAATACTCACGAGTTGAAAATTTGTTTCGTTCTAAAGAATCAGTAAAAGCATCAGTAGAACTTTTAATACTTGTAATGCTTGCTTGAAATTTTCCAGTCGCATTTATACTATTAATAAGATTACTGTTTAAGTTGGCTTGAGCCCTTGCTGCTGCCTTATTAGTTGTTGCAATTGAATTATTAAATTGAGCAAGTTGTGCTTGAAGTGACTTTAATTGTGCAAGTGCTTGAGTGGCATCAAGGTTAACTTGAATATTAGATTGTACATCAGCCACTCATAACACCTCTTCTTTTTTACATATTTAGTAAAGAACCATCTGGCAAACTATTTCCAGACGCTGCCTCAACAATTTTATAAACTGTAGGCAAATCTAAGTTTTCTTCAAGGGCCTTTAGGTCCTGTGATAATTCAGGCTTATACTGTTGCATAGCAATCTGAACACACTCCATAAGAATATTCATGGATTTTTCATTGTCTTCTGATACTGCTGCAATACCTTCAAACTTTTTCATAAACGGACGAAGTAGTGAGATCTTTAGTGGTCTTACTGCCACCTTTGTTCCATCAATTAGTACTACTACGTTTTCATCTGCTTTAACTGCTGCCATTATTTCTCCTTCTGTTAGATTAGTTAATTATAGCATAAATAGGTTTATTTTTTAGTTAAATCTTCGTATTCTAATCCCATACCAATACCAAATCCAGCCTTTTGTGCATTAGCACCCTGTAATGCCAAAACATCATTTCCATCACTTGTTTGTCCTCTACTAAATACTCTTGCTTTCATATCTTCCCACTCTTTTTGTCCCCTGCCATTTTGATTATTTTTTTCTAAATCTACTCCCTGAATTGCTGCTAAAAACTTTTTTTCTTCATAGTCTAATTCTCTTTTTGAAGAAAGAGTTTGCATTAATTCTGGTATAGAAAGAGATAATTCCAATTCTTCATAATTTTTCCATATACCCAAAGTAAAAACCTCTGCCTCTAGTTTTGCTAAATCTAGATCAAACCAACCTTGCTCTTTTTCTTTTTCTTTTGATATTTCTTTGATTGGTGTTTCTTCTTCTTTAGTAGTTTCTGGTTTTATTTTAATTCCCGCAGCAATTTCAACAATATCATATAACGCATTAAGGTCTACGTGTTCTTCTAAATCTAAACATAAAATAGGACTATACTGTTTCATAGCAACCCTAGAACATTCTAATAAAATTTCAATTGATTCATCATCATTTTTTGAATTTTCCATACGAGTAAAAATGTCCATAAACTCTCTCATATACTTAATTTTTAGTGGAGAGCACTCAAGAACTTGATCGTTTAATAATACAATCTGAGAAGTTTTAAAAACCTTTGTAGCCATTAATTAATTTTAGCATAAAACAACAAAGCCTACTCCCCATTATTTGAGAGTAGGCTATTGTTTATTTGTTAATTATGCTCCGATAAAGTTAGTACCAGATCCATCGTACCAAGTACGATCAACAATCTTACCATATGTTGCAGTTGAATCATCTGGAAGCATACGGAATGAAACTTCAAACATAGAAGCCTCTTCACGCTTTGCTGAAACAGTAACAGATTCAATTGAAAGAGCACGGTATCCAACATAAACACGCTCAACAGAGTCGTTGTCGCAATCTCCAGTTCCTGGACCAACTGCTACGATTCCACGCTCTACTGGACATTCTCCAATGTTTCCTGCGGATAATTGAAGTGTGCGTCCTGCTGAAGTATTCTTTGTGCCTGTAAGATCTGCATCTTTTCCTGCTGTTGCAAGAAGTAAGTTTTCCAATGTTGCCTCAGCAAAAGCGGTAGCAAGAGTAACCTGCATTCCCTGCTTGTATAGTTTAGCAACGTCAAGAACCTGATCTACGGCTACCTCGCCGAAATCTGGTGTGAAAGTTAACTCAATACCATTCATTGTATAACCGACGTTTGTAAAGTCAGGATCTGATGATAGAGTCGACTTATAGGACTCTGAAGATACGAATGAAGGAATTGCGGTTCCACCTGTTGGTGTAAGTTTGTAGTCTGCAACGAAAAGTGCTGCTGCACCTACGATAATATTTGTGGACGTACCACGTGAATATGCTGGCATATTTAGTTCTCCTTTTAAGTTTTTTCTATATTAAATTTTGGCATCGTTAAATGCTGGTAAATTAATTATAACAGCCTTTTAAGTATAACTGTGGTCTGGATCGGTAATCTGAGTATTTGGTATTTTAGGCTGATTAACGACATGGTAGTCGTACTCAACAATAAACTTATTAAGGGTAAGCCCTCTGAGGGCAGACAACTCTGTTAAATCACGTACTTCTTCAAGTTGATATACCTTCATATCGTGAAAATAAACATTTCTAGTAAGTGGAACCGCCAAGTCTGTTAATGGATTGCTTCCATTTTGTTTTGCCATAGCCCACTTATTAAGATCTTCTGCTGCTGCATCTGATCTATCTAGCAACTGAGACAAAATAGTACTAACATCTAAAATTTTACTTGGAGTTGAATAGACATAATATAACAACTGTTCACACTTTAAAGGATAAAATCCACTTCGTCTAAACCTTAATAGTCTGTCATATTGAATTACAACATCTGGTTGTTGTGAAAGCGGAATGCCTTCATCGTCATATTGTGTAGGTATATCTATTCTATTTTTACTTAAATCATCAATTGCTGTTGCGTTAGATGGTATTGTTAAAACACTAAATCCATATTTATTAAGTTCTTGCTGAAGATACGCATTTACCCAAACTGGCGGAAACGGAAGATCTAATATCTCTTTATTTGGCATTTTATTCTACTCCTACTTTTGCGTTTGTAATCCAACGATACCCTGTTTCTATTCCTTTGGCTTTGCCATTTTTTGAACCAGATCTAATATTTTTTTTATATATTTCTGGCTTACTTAGATATTGATAAATTCCAGATGCCCTTAAAAATGATTGTTTAAAATAATTATTCATAAAATTATCAAATGTTTTTTCATATGATCCCTGCACCCAGTCTCCTCCTGGATTTGATACATTAATAGGATTTTTAGTAAATACCTGTTCTCCTCCAACATTAAAAGAAAGAACAGATGCATTTCTTGGTTTAATAACTACTGGTTGTCCATCTTCCATAATTCTTGCTTTATTATAAAATGGAACTAAAGACCCTTGTTTAATTGAGGTAGACTGTCTAAAATCTGATTTAATTGAAAGCCCTAAATTACTAACTGTGTGATTAAGTGTAAAAAGTCTTTGTGAAGCCATTCCTGTTTTGCCCCATTCATAAACATGGTGCATTGCTTGTGGGTCCATTCTTGCATTTGTATCAATAAAAATCTTTAATGCTTCAATAGTATCTTTTCCTAAATTATCTAAAAATACTGCTTTGCCTTTTTCTGCTCCTTCTAAAAATCCAAAAGAATATTCAACAATATTATTCATTGTTTTCATAAATGCACGACTGTCAAATTTTGCTTGCATTAGTCAGTCGCTCCTTGATTTTCTGTTCTTCGTAAAATTACTTTATAATAATCAATATCTCCAAATGGATTAACTATTGGATCATATGTTGCAATTTCATATAATGTGCCTTTACCAGATCTTTCTCCAGAAGTTTCTTGATAGATTAATGTGTCTGAACTGTTACGTATGTTAGTAATAAGAATATTTGTAATAGCGCTAGAATCTTTTCCACTTGAACTTCTAATATCATTTTTTATTCTTCCAATAAGCATGTTTTCATTTTTTGCATAAACTTTTGCTTTAATATCTTCTGCTAATGCAGTTCCACCTGGAGTAAAGTTAGCAACAACGCTTTTATCAAAAACCCAAGTTTTTAAGCCAGTTCCATACATATCTCTTTCAATTATTGGGTAATAAATATCGACAATCATTGGGTACATAAAGTCTGTTGTACAGGTCATTATAGGACCCCAATTTTAACCCTAGAATCCGATATATACTTTGAAAGAATTTTATCAACTAATAAGTTTCCAGTACCCTCTAAAATAGATTTATCAAACTGAAGCCTAAACTGATCAGTGTTATAACTAGTAACATATCTTTTATAATAATCTAATTTACCACAACGAATATCTTCCATGAGCATTAAAGTTGCTTCTTTAATGTCTAAGGGAACTACTTTATACCCTGTTTCTAAAACAAAAGTAAAGTCTGATCTATTATCAAAAGAACTTCCATATCCTATTGGACCCATCCAATCTGATTGACCTACTGGCAAAAATAAAGGCGCTTGCTCTGATCTATTGTATTCTTCTCCTGGCAAATCTTTAATAATTGCAGTCTTGTTATCGCTTAACTTAAAAGTAACACCGAAAATTGCTGGTGTTGCTAAAGAACTATCAAACCATAAAATATTATCTTGATAAACCTTAAGAACTTTATGCGCTCTATCATTAATTGGAGCATAGTCTGTTCCTAGTCCAACATGTTCAATTGTTTTTGCAACATAGTAAAACCCTTCATCAAGAACAGAGTCAATTATTGACCTTGCTAAAAATTCTTGTGCTTTATATTCTGCTATTTCTGTTGCTGTGCTGGCTAAAGAATTTGGGTCTACATACGGTCTATAAATTTCAAGACTATCCTGAACAACAATATCTCCTCTAGATCCACTTTCATCTTCATATATTGTTAATGTATAAGATCCATCATAAATAACATATTCATTATCTAAAGAATAAAAAACCTTTTTATTTGCATTTGAAGTAATTTCTTCTTCAATTTCAACAGAATCTGAACTTTCAATTACCAGCAAATAATTAGCAAATGCGTTTGGAACTTCATATGAAATAGAGATTGGGTATGGTGGAATTCTTAAAACTTGCATTATTTAACACCATAGTGCTTTGCAAGTTCTAAAGCGCTGGCCTCTCTAACTGACTTGTGTTGTAGATAGATACTAAGAAATTCTGTATTAATAATATTAAACCCTTTATCAACATGTCCATAACCATCAAAATAAAGGTTTTTATCAGAGTAAATAACTGCCTGACTATTTTGCTCTTTAACTTCAACAACTTTATCTTGTGTTGTTGTTTTTTTTACAGTTGACATTTTACTCCTTTTATCTTATTATATCAGATTTAATTAAAAAGGGCAGAGAACGAATCCCCTGCCCTAATTAATTGCTTAATGATTAAGAAGCAGCAATGTCCTTATAGGCAATTGCATCTTCTTCTTCAATTTGAACACCAAAACGTACGAATACGGTGTATTCAATTGTATCCTTCTTTGGAACATATTGACGATTAACGGTAATATCCCGTTGGAATCCCCAAATACGGTTCTGTGGGAAAGTAAGATCAACATAATCTGCTGGATAGTAAGGAACTTCCATTACGTCAACGCCAAGTACACGAGTGGTACGGGCACCTCCGAATGTTTGTCCTTGTCCATCAAGGTATGCTTGACGATTCTCTTGTGTGCTACCAATACGGCTTGAGAAAGCCTCAGAAATAGCATCAGCAAGTGTACCGTTGTTGCGAACAATGCTCTGGAATAC